TCGTAGCAATCGGAGCCGTTGTAGCTCACCCTGCGTCCGAGACTTTTCTTTACCTCGTGTATCGTCATAGCTCCTCTATCCTCACATAAATGCCAGGTATGTCCGCCCAGAACTTTTCGCATATCTCACTCGCCACAAGCTGGTCGTCTGTCCAGAAGTCAAGCTTTGTTATGCAGTCCTTGAACATCTTCTGCAGGTTGTCTGTGTCAGGCTTGCTGATCTTGTACTCTCCGTCCTTGTGTTTGCCGTCATTTGGGAACAGCCACTTTGTTACCAACCTTATCCCACAGATGTATTTTTCAGGCGGTCTGTGCCTTGCTAGGTTTGCCGTGAGCTTTTCTTTTGCCGCCTTTACTTCGGGTGGGTCATAAAATACCGGCTTGCCGTTTCTCACTGCCACCTTGTGCTCCTGCGCCGTAGCTGTCGGCGGTATCATTGCCATAAAAAATTCAGTCATCATCTTTCTCCTCGCATTTGAAATCTACTCCGTGCCACTTGTGTGACTTGTCATCATACACCAATGCTCCCGACTGTTTGACCATATCCCAAATGTATTTGAGTACCTGCGGCTGTTTCACGAGCCACCAAAGCGTGCGTGATTTTCGATAGTCGAAATCTTCATTAGGCAGCTTATGAAAAAGCGGTGGCATTTTCTTAGCTGCATTAACAACGTCTTGCCTTGCCTTACTTCTTGTTGCTTTCATCTGCGTGTGCTCCTCTCGTGCGTCATTATTCTGATTACTTTTTCGTCGGGGCAGTTTCAAGCCCCCGACAAAAAGTATTGTTTATAATAATAGATTTGTCTGTCCGTCCGACAAACTCGGTAATTTTCGATATTGTCCGACAAGCAAAAAAGCTCGATTTTGTCCTGACACTTTTTCGATTTTTTCCTGTCTGTCTAAAGTTCAAAAATTCGATTTTGTCTTGTCTGTCTACTGAGCTTTTAAGCCGCATTCTCCCTCTTCTATCCAAAAGCCACCATGCTCTTTGAGGTATCTTCCAACGGTCTTTTCGCTCTTTCCTATGTACTCCGCCAGCTCAGAAATACGGCACTTGCCGTTTTCCTGCACACCGCTGAAAGCTGTTTCAATGCTCTCCTTTCGCTCCTTGCTGCGGTCTTCATTGGTCTTCTTCTTGCTGAAATTCTTTTTCCAATTCGGTGTGATGTCCTCTACCTCGCAGTCTTTAAGCACGCCCACAGTATCCTCTCTGTGAACAGGATAATCAAACCACATATTGAGGGGAGCAAATTTTGGGAACTCTCTCAGAGTACCCTCTATACGCCATGCTGTGCGGTTTCTTACCGCAAGCTTAGCCTTGTCTATGTCGGCCATCATAAGCTTGTATGAGTTCGGGTGCAGGTACTTGTGCGTTATCTCAAGCATTTTTGACGGCGTAACAAGATCGTCCTGTGAACAAAGGTCATCAGTATTTCTGTAAAATCTCCTCATCCAGTTCTCACAGATACGGCAAACAGTTTCGTCCTCCTGCTGCTTGTAAAGGCTGTCTGAGATGTCAAGCTCTGAAAGGTCAAGAAGTGCGTCAGGGTCACGGGCGAATACTCCTGAACCGCTGGCTCTGTCCATTGAACGCTTACCGCCCTGCGCTCCCTTTGAGTGGTGGTGACAGTATATGACCGCACAGCCAAGCTCTGTGCATACCTTGTCAAACTGGTTGCAGAAGTGAGCCATTTGGTCTGCTGAGTTCTCGTCGCCTGTTATGACCTTGTAGATAGGGTCTATTATCACGGCAATGTAATTCTTCTTGCTTGCTCGGCGTATAAGCTTTGGTGCAAGCTTGTCCATTGGTACGCTGTGACCTCGCAAGTTCCATATGTCTATGCTGTTGAGGTTATCAGGCTCTAGGTGCATTGCGGTGTACACGTCCTTGAAACGGTGCAGACAAGATGCTCTGTCAAGCTCTAGGTTGACGTATAGTATCTTTCCTTTGGTGCATTGCCAGCCAAACCACTTGACACCCTCAGCTATCGCCACGCACATCTCGATAAGTGCATAAGACTTGCCTGCCTTTGACGGACCTGCAATGAGCATTTTGTGACCCTGTCTGAGAACACCGTCAATAAGTGGTGGTGCAAGCTCAGGCAGGTTATCCCACTCAGCACTCAGGCTCTCAGGGTCAGGGAGATCATCATTGATACTTTCTATGTAATCTTTCCATTCTGAAAAGCTTTCTTTGCCTATGTTCTTGTCAATAATGAACTGTTTCTTGCCGTTCCTCATAACGCCTGGCATACGGCTAAGACGTGAGGGATTGCGGTTTTGCTTATCTATGTCAAGACCGCTTTCCTTGCAGACCTTGTAAAGAAAATCAACACGCCTGCGGTATTCATCATAGTTGGGAGCGTCTATCTTGACGATAGCGTGAACGCTCTTCCCACCGCTGTATACAAGCACAGCGATAGGAAGTTCAAGCTCTCTCATCACGGCATTCTGCTGTTCTATAGGCATACTGTCGCTTTCAACAAGAGCATAGCGGTAGTCTGTTACATTCTCGTTCTTTACGCCCTTGCCGTCAAGAGGATTGAAGCGGATCCACGCTCCGGCTTCTTTCTTGTAGTCGCCAAACACCGCACCAATGTCGCCGTTACATTCGCCAAGCCTCTTGATAAGCTCCCCTGCCGTCCTGTCACAGCACCCCTTTGTGGGCAGATACCTGGTCTTGCCGTCCTTTTCTGTTTCCCACGTTTGCGTAACATAGCCCACGTTCTCTCCTGCTTCAAAGAGTGTTTCAAGATATGTGACTATCTCCTTGACAGGATCCCATTGAGCAGGCTCGGTGATTGGTATTCCCTCACCGCCGTTTACAAGGGGACTGCTTTCTTCTGCAATTATCTCGCCGTCCCAATCGTATGCCTGAAACTCATGGGGGCTGTATCCTCTTTCCTTTGCCATTTGCACGATAGTTCCTGCGGTCACGGGCTGAGCATTGCCGTTAAAACCTTGCCACTTGTGTTCACACTCACCGCTGTGATAACGGCTGTCTGACCTCGACCAACTGTCCCAATCGTTCACGGAATAGCCCTCATGCTTGAGAGCCATTCCCACGTTGACCCATTCTTGATAATCACAGCTCGCAGGGTCTATGTATTCAAGCATTTTAATCAAATTTGTTTTATCCATTCATTTCTCCTTAGTTCTCAGGTGTATATGTTTTCGGGTCGATATCTCTCGGCACTCTCCAACCATTAGCAGAAATACGGGCTATCATCCTGCTTGCACTGTCAAAGCTCCAAGAGCCAACGTGTTCAAAACCCTTGCTTTCAAGCAGCCTTATTTGCTTTGGAGTGGTAAGTCCTGCATTGCGGCGCTTTTCAAGTCGGTCAAGGATAAGCTTTGCTTTGCCTGCGTTGTCTATATCGTCAGGGAAAATACCCAGCTTTTCAAGCTTTGCTTTCTGCTTGTCGGTAGCAGGAGCACACTCCCAGCCAAAAGCAGGAACGTAAGAGGACAAGTCCTCAGCCTGTATTGACATTTCATACTGCAAAGGGTCAACGAGCTTTCTCTTGCGTGTTTTCATTTCTTTGAGCTGCTTTGCCAAAGACTCTTCACGCTGTGCCACAACGTCCTCGCTTGCCTGTTTTTCTGCCTCTTCGATATCTACTGCACAGCCTGCCTCATTGGCAAGGTTTTCGGTCATTTTCTCAGCGACCTCTTCATTCTGACAGATAAGGTGTGCAGGTCTGCAAAGCTCGTGGCGTTCTGTGTGCCATAGGAAATCAAGCAGTAAAAGCTCTGTCTTTCCCTCGCAAAGTCTTGTGCCTCTGCCTACCATTTGGCAGTAAAGCCCACGCACTTTTGTTGGTCTTAGTACGATAACGCAGTCAACTGACGGACAGTCCCAGCCCTCTGTGAGGAGCATTGAGTTGCACAGCACGTTGTATTCGCCCTTGTCGAAAGCTTCAAGTATCTCCGCTCTGTCTGTGCTTTCTCCGTTGACCTCAGCAGCGTTGAACCCTTTGCTGATAAGGATATCACGGAACTTCTGAGAGGTCTTGACAAGCGGCAGGAACACAACTGTCTTGCGTTTCTTACAGTATTTGAGCATTTCATCAGCTATCTGATAAAGATAAGGGTCAAGTGCCGTGTCGATATCACTTGCCTTGAAATCTCCTGCCTGAGTTGATACTCCTGAAAGGTCAAGTTTCAGCGGTATGGTGATAGCCTTGATAGGCGAGAGATAGCCCTCTTTGATAGCCTGCGGCAGGGTGTATTCATAGGCAAGGCTGTCAAACACCGAGCCTAAGTTCTTCATATCGCCCCTGTCAGGTGTAGCCGTTACCCCAAGTACCTGAGCCTTTGGAAAATGGTCAAGCACTCTCTGATAGCTGTCAGAGATAGCGTGATGAGCCTCGTCAATGATAATGGTATCGAAGTAATTTTCCGAAAACCCTTTGAGCCTTTTCTCTCGCATAAGGGTCTGAACTGAACCTACTACCACACGATACCAAGAGCCTAAACAGCTTTGCTCTGCTTTTTCGGTGGCACAGCCAAGCCCTGTTGACTTCATAAGCTTGTCCGCCGCCTGGTCAAGCAGCTCGCCCCTGTGGGCAAGGATAAGCACACGCTTACCCTGCCGCACACATTCTTCCGTAACAGCCGAAAAAAGTATTGTCTTTCCCGTTCCTGTCGGCAGAACTGCAAGGACCTTGTTTATTCCCTCAGACCATTGTTCGAGTATAGCAAGCTTAGCCTCGTTTTGATATGGTCTTAAATTCATCATCAGAACGCACCGGCTTTCCAGCCACCTGTCTGAGCAGGCTGACTATACTGTGGTGTCTGCGTCTGAGTAGGCTGAACGGTAGTCACATTCTCGTCATAGGCATAGAGCTTCTTAATCTTGTTGGACTGCCTGTCCTCGCCGTCCTTGTTCTTGTAGTTGTCAACGTAGACGTGACACTTGCCCTTTTTGCCTGTGATAGCGTTCCAGTTCATTTTCAGCGGCTCGCCATGCTTTTTTAGCCCGAGAGCCAGGAAAAGTGCTGAGAGCTTCCACTCAAACTTGTTGCAGAGGAAGAAGTTTTCTGTTATCTCCACGCTGTCCTCTGCACCCCAAATGGTGAATGTGACCTTTGCCATATTGCAGGGCGGCACTTTTGCCGACCCCTCGTGTCTTGCACGTTCGTACTTTGCAACTGTGAAGTCATAGTCCCCCTCAGGGAGCAGGACAAAGTCCCCACCCTCGTTGACTATCTCATCTTCCCAGCCGTATTCCATAAAATTATCCATAGTGTTGTCCTCCTTTTAAAATGGTACTTTCTGATTTTCTCTGATAAGCGGCAGCATTTGCTCCCAAGCACCTATCAGACAGCCCTGTACAAAGTCGTCAGGATAGTTTGTAATAGGAGTATCATAAGGGAAATAGTTTCTCTGAGATACCACAAGACGTATATCCGATTCGCTTACGTTGTTGGCTCTCATAAGGTCTGCAAGTGCTTTCGGTATGCCCTCAGGGATAACGATAGGTGGTGCAACGTCCTCAAAGCCGCTGAGATCTGTAAGGGGTTCTTCTGCCTTTGGTGCAGCTGTTGACTGAGCCTGCTGCAATGTCACTGCGTTTGATGTCTTATGAGGTGGCTGCGGTGCTGCTTTCGGCTGTGCAAGCTGCTCTTGCACACGTCTTGGCATCGGCACAGGCTTAGGCATTTCAGCAGGCTGTGTATACGCAAACAGGTGAGCTATGCCACTATACTCAAAAGGCATTTCAGACGGAAGTCCGTCACGATTTTTAGCGTCCCAGCAAGGGTGATGTGTGGTGTACATAACACGGTCACCGCCCTGAGCCTTGAACTTCTTGCCGTCCTTATCCACAGCTACTGCATATGTTTTGTAGTTTGCAAACAACACCATATCTGCCCATTCTTTCACAAGAGGCGATATCTGAGAAGACGTTTTCTTGCCGAGTTTCAGCTCCCAGCGGTCATAAGCGCCCAGCTCGTCAGGCTGTTCAAACTTTCTCATCTGAGCGTGAGCCGTAAGCACAACGTGTATGCCGCTGTCAACTACCTCCTGCAAGAGATTAAGAAACTTGCCTATCTCCTCTTTCTCGTAAACATAGCCGTTGCCGTAGCCGAAATCTTCAATGCCTTTCTTCTGATGTGCCGAGCAGATCGTTTCAATGCAAAGCTGTTCAGCCCAATCAAATGTATCAATGACAAGGGTCTTGCAGAGCCTGCCGTTCATAGCTTCCTTTACCTCGTTTTTGAGCATTTCCCAGCTTGTTGGCTTAGGAAAACGTCTGATGTTCAGCTTCTTTGTGCTGCCCTCAGTATCAATAAATACAGGGTCGGGGAACTGAGCCGCAAAGGTGGATTTGCCTATGCCCTCAGGACCATATATCACGACTTTTTGTGCGGAGCTTACAACTCCTGATGTTATTTCATACATTAAAATGCACCTGCTTTCCAAGTTTTCGTTTCTGATTTTTCGTCCTTATCGTTTTCCATTGACCTGCCGTCCTCAATAATGATACTGCATTCGTCACCAGTGGAAACTCTTGTGGCTATCGCCTGCAAGCCCTGTGCTTCAAGCCACTTGCCGAAATCATCAAGGGTGTCAGTATCCATTTGTTCAAGCTTGTCCAGCAGGACAAAACCGCAGTCAGGATTGAGCTTTCTCACGATAGAGGTAGCGACGATAAGCTGTTCAGCACCGCTTATACTGTCCCACTTATGCCCGTTATACAACAGCTCTCCGTCCTCAACGGAAAGTCCTTCAAGAGGCAGGTCGGCACTGCCCAGCAGGTCAGTTTTAGCCTGCCTTACGTCCTCTATCTGCTCAGTGAGATATGTATACTGCGAACGGTAGTCCTCAGCGTCTATCTCAGCTTTCTCCCTGTCGAGGTTTGCTCTTATCTTCTTGTTCAGCTCCTCGATATCTGAGATGTTCTTTTCAAGCTCCGCCGTGCTTTCGTCCACAAGGTCTTGTGCGTCAAGGCTTGCAAGCTTGAAGTTGTTCACTGCCGCTTCATAGCTTGCTTTTGCACGTTCATAGGCGGACTTAGCAATCTCCAACTGCTTTTCGTAGTATTCTTTCTGATCACGCTTACGCTGATTTTCGCCGTTGCGAGCAAGTATATCCTGCTGTTGTCTGATAAGCTCCGAAGCTGAAACAGGCTCGGAAGGAACGTTTGCGTACACAGGCATTTCCTTTGCAAACTTAGACTTCTGGTCTGCTATCCTGCCGATAGCGGTACGCTGATCATAGAGGGAATGTTCCTTATGTTCAAGCTGATAGAGCGTATCGCCCACGCCGATTATTTTCAGCAGAGTTGAAGCTTTTTCCTTGCTTGACTGATTAATGAACTTAGGCAGGTCAAGTGCTAACTGTTCAACGAAGCTGTTCAAAAGCTGCTGACCGCCTTTTTTGCCTGTGCTGTCGGTGACTTTGAGGGAGCTGTTCTTGCCCGAACGCTCCACCACGATACCATTATCGAGGGTGATCTTCAAGTGCGGTTCGACAACAGACCCCTCACGCTGAGGAGAGGACGGCTTATACTTGTCACCGCCAAGCGCCCAAGCGATAGCGTCAAGGACAGAGGTCTTGCCCTGCCTGTTCTTACCGCCGATAACAGTAAGTCCATTCTTTGCAGGCTCAAGCTGTACGGCTTTTATCTTCTTTACGTTCTCAAATTCAAGTGAGTTTATTTTTACTGACATTTTAGTTCTCTCCTCTCATATTTTCAAGCTTATCCCTTGTGCTGCATATCTTTCCGTACACTTCTCCGATATCAAATGCTCTCTGCTCGCATTCTGACATTCCTTCGTAGATATTGAGTATATCTGTACAGGCTTTGTCTGCGGTATCATATGCTTGACAAATCTGCTCTTTTGTGCTATCATCAATTTGAAAAGTGTTTTCTTTTTTCGTTGAGCTTGTACTGTTGGCAGACAGTGCAGGCTCGTTTTCTTTTATGTAGCGGGCAAGATATCCGCCGCATCTATAGATTTTTTTGCTAAGCGGACATTGTCCACAGTTTATATCTGCACTAGTGCAAACCTCAACCACCTTTTCAAACTCCTCTTTTGTCATCATCGGTATCATCTCTATCCCCCCTTACCGGCTGTACGCTCATATACTGCTTGCCGTCATAGTCCATCTTCTTCACAGGTTCAAGTCCCTTATCCCTCAGCGACCTTGCGGCATCGCCAAGCCCTCTGTCGAAGTCCTCACGGGTCTTGTAGAATGCACATCTGCGGCAGTAGTCCTTCGTTGGCGTTACTGTCAGCGCACCGCACTCATCAGACTTGACATTTGAATGGAACACGCAAAGGCTTACCGCTCCGCTGCCGTTGCCAAGGGGCTTGTCCCTCTTAAATACCTCTCTCATCACTATCATCGTTTTCGTCCTCCTCAAATTCCTTTTTCCAGTGTCTGTATTCTATCATCAACGCTACGACACCATACAGTGCCGACAGCACCACTATAGCCGCCGCTATGATACCCACTATGAACAACATTTTACCACTTTCCTTTCGTCTGTATCTCGACCTTAACTATGGGTCTGCCTGCTTCTCTCACCGCACGCTTAATGCTCTCCTCTGCTTCCTCGTAGGCAGTTTCTTTTACACTTACATACCACCTGTACGCTACATACATTGCAAGCACCACCAAGAGCGCTACCGCTGCGGCACATCTGATTATCTCTAGTACGGCTATCATTTTCTCACGTCCTTTCCGTAAAGTGTGCGGAGTTTTTTAAGCCTTTTCTCGAAGTTGTCGATATCAATGCCCCACACCTCGTAGGCTATCTCGGTATTGACCGAGTGCGGCAGCCATGACTTCACACCACGCTTTTCCATTTCTTCCTTAACAGCTTTCTTGATCTTGATAGTCTGCGTTTCACCTGTGCTGAACAGCTCCTTGATATCCGCATTGGTTATTTCGGGCTTTTCATAGTACAGCCGCACTGCCATTTCAATGTCAGGTGACCTCATTTAGTCCACCTCCTCGATTGCAAAGACAGTTTCACGAGGGCTAACACTTGCCTTTGTCAGAGCCTCGTACTGACTCTTTGCAGCTACTGTAAGAACTTTCTTATCGTGATACTGGTCTATTGTTGTGACTTTGTACAGTTTCATACCTTTGTACCTCCTCATTGTGTTTTCTGTCATTTCTGCTTCCAACGAACATATCCGGCAAACATTGCTAGTTATCATAAGCGACAGCGGAACTGTGTTGTCAAGCCCTATTAGCATACATATACCGAATGCAAGCGGACTTGCTAGACACAACGCAATACCGAGATAGTACGCTATCTTTTTCAAATTCAACGTTTGCCCTCCTCATATTGTGACCTTGTTACAATCAGCTCTCCGTCAAGAGTCCAATACTGAATGACCTCTCTACAGGGGTCATCTTCTGTTCCTGCACCTTTCAAGGCTCTTGTTACGATCACCTGTTCAACTCTGGCATTGTCACACCCTCTTGGAATAGCAGTAATTTTCTGTTCCACTTTCTCACACCCCTCATTTTCTGTCCGTTTTCTCGTACTGTTAACCATTGACATTTTGCTGGTTGACAACTATGCCAAGAACTCGTTTATGAAATAAGTTTGTCCTTTTCCAGTGACCTTTGTCGTCTTTGTAATTCTTACAGAACCATCGGGATTATTTATTGTACGTTCTTTGACTTCAAACAGACCCTTGTCCATAGCCTTTTGAGTAGGCATATTCTTGCTGTTTCCCGACTTAATGAGATATCCGTTTTCACGCAGATAGTTAAACAAGCGTTTTTGACCTATATCCACACCGTTCTGCTTGATAAGCTTTGCAAGATCACCGACAAGTATTGAAGTTTGTGCAGTTTCAACAGCATCAGCAAAGAGTACCTTCGGCTTGTCCTGCTCTACTATACTTTCAAGCTGTTTTCTACGTTCACGCTCTTCTTTGAGTGCGGTAAAAGCCTGAATAGCAAAATCAGGATCGTTTAATAATTCGTTTGTTGCATACATACCGTGTTTACGAATTGAAGGAAGAACCTCGCTTGTTACCCAGTGCTTGAATTCTTTTGCCTTTGGAAGTTTACTGCCGAAGATAAGGCTGTAAAGTCCGCTTTCGTTGATTATGGTCATTTCCTGAACACCCGAAGGTGTTTCCATTTTAGCAACGCCTCTATCTTCGGAGTCAACTTTTTTAGACACTGCACTTCTTGGCTCACTATATCCAAGAATTTCAGCAACGTCCTTGCCGACAAAATACGGTTCGTTGTCAATCTCGATTGTTCTTACAGAGCCAAACTCTGCATTTGTGAATGTTTTTAATTCGTTCATCGTACTATTTCCCTTTCATTAATTATTTTGTACTCACCATTACTGTAAATAAGACTAATATTAAGTACATCTGCTATTTTTTCGGCAATTCTTCTACTGTCATCTACACCGCACATGAATGCTCTGATCGTATTTGCTTTCAGCCCTGATTTTTCAGCAATCTGAGCATATGTTAAGTGCCTTGACTTCGCAATCATTTTGATGTTTTGCCGAAACTCATCAAACATAATTCCTCACCTCTTTTCTTTCCTGTCCGTTTTAGTAAGATAACTATCTTTAGTACTTTCATATTGACTTTTAACACTACATATGGTATAATACAAGCATACCACTATGAAAAGGAGGTGGTATGTAATGAATACTCGTCAGACGAGCAAGTCTGTTGCAAGCAAGGCTTCCAAAATACTTTCTAATCCAAAATCAACAAAGACTCAGAAAAGTGTTGCAGCCAGTGCTCTTGCTCAGACAAAGACAGGCAAGAAAGGTAGATAAGCCTGTCTAAAAATTTTGGAGAGGGTGGAACATTTCGCAGATGTTTCACCCTTTATCTTTTAAACAGTTCCTCTATTGGAACATCTGGAAAAAACTTTTGCTGTATAGCTATTGCCTGCTCCAGTGAAAAGCTTGCGTTTCTCCTGCCGTGAAGTTTGACCGACAGCGTACACTTAGCTATGCCAAGCTCTTTTTGGATAGCTTTATGCTTTATCTCACGCTTGCTTATTTCTTCAAATAAACGTGTATATGGTTTGTTCACTTCTCTCACCCCCTCTTTAATCACTCGTTTTCTTTAAGAAACTGAGTCTGCAAAAAAAATATCAAGTATCTTTTCTTGCGTAAGTTTCAGCACTTTGGAGATATTTGCGATCTCAGGCTGCTTGAACGCAGTTTCCCCTTTCATACGAGAATACAGCGTTTTCTTGTCCAAGCCTATTAGCTCAGCGAGTTTTGGAATGGTCAGACCACACCTTGCTATCTCCGCATTAAGGTCATTAATATTCATTGCTTTCACCGTCCTTTCCTGTCTTAGCTTCCTTTAGGACACTTTCAGTATATCATATCAAAATAGCATTGTCAACCCCTTTAGGAAACTTTTTTCACTTTTTTTGAAAAAGTAGTTGCATTTTAGAAACTTATATGTTATAATATAATCAATTCAAATCAGGAGGTCAAAAATTATGGACATAGGAAAACTTATAAATAAAAGAAGAACAGAACTCGAACTTACTCTTGAAGATGTGGGCAATGCTGTTGGCGTTAGCAAGAGTACAGTAAAGAAGTGGGAAGACGGCTTTATATCAAATATGAAAAGGGATAAGATAGCCGAACTTGCAAAGGTGCTTAAACTCAATCTTGTTTCACTTATCACAGGTGAAGAAACTGTTGAGAATACGTCTGATAGCATTTTCAATGACTTTGACAATATCAGACCACTTGCACTTAAAAAGTTTCCTATGGTCGGCGAGATAGCTTGCGGCAAACCTATTTTTGCAGACGAGGATCACGAGAGCTACATAATGGCTGATACTGATATCCACGCTGACTTCTGCCTTAAAGCTAAGGGCGACAGTATGATAAACGCAAGAATATTTGACGGCGATATCGTTTTTATCAAGCAAATGCCAATGGTCGAAAACGGTGAGATCGCAGCAGTGATAATTGATAATGAGGCAACGCTGAAAAGGGTCTATTATTATCCTGAAAAGCATAAGCTTATCCTCAATCCTGAAAATCCTGCGTATGAGCCGCTTGTGTATATCAACGAGGAGCTTGACACTATACGCATTCTCGGCAAGGCTGTTTGCTTTATGAGCAGCTTGTGAGGTGACAGAATGTCCTCAAAGAAACGCAAATCAGAGCCAGGCTGCATTGCCACTATATTCGGCTATCTGATATTTGTCTGCATAATCGCTCTTATCATAGACCTTATTAGAACTCACATATCCGAGCGAGCCAAACATAACCTTATGGTAGTTGCTATCGTGATCGGCGTTATCATATTCATAAGCATGGTCTGCACCATTTACCGCAAGCTTCACAGAAAGTATACTTTGAAACAACTTGATAAAATGGACGGACACCAATTTGAATATGCCTGTGCTGATATTCTGAAAGCCAACGGCTACAAACACGTTAAGGTGACAAGAGGCTCCGGCGACTTTGGCGTTGATGTCATTGCAGAGAAAGACAAGGTCAGATATGCGATACAATGCAAGCGATACAATCACAAACTTGACAACACCCCTATACAAGAAGTTGTCGGCGGACTTGCATACTACCAATGTGACAAAGGTGCCGTTATGACAAATCAGTATTTTACCGAGCCTGCCAAACAGCTTGCACAGGTGAATGATATAGAGCTGTTGGACAGAGATACGCTTTCACATATGGTTGATAAAACAGAAAAGTCATTTGATGATAAGCTTAATTTATTCAGATCTTATTTGACCAGCTCATCTACAATGCTAGTTGCTTATCTCGAAAAGTGTGGAATTTATTCAAGAATAGAAGATATAAATACTGATACCAAAACACTATCATTTACCCTTAAATTAAAATTTGCAGATGATATCGAGAATGTAAAGGCAAAGAAGAAAGCAATTTCCAAAATAACCAAAGCGAAAGTAATTGATATAGTGCAAAACGAGAATGATATGATAACTATCATTGTTCGTACACCAAGAAAATACAGAATAAAATCATAAAAAAAGTCCTCCGAGCGTTGACAGCACTCAGAGGACAGGTGAGCTGATATTGACAGTATCAGCTCGATTAAAATTCACACTAACCCATTAAGAAAGGGCGAATCTTGCCCTTTTATTGTAGCACACTTTCGAGGAAGTGTCAAGAATAGGAGGAATATTTATGCCGATCTACAAAATGACGGACAAGAACGGAAAGAACATCAGAAAAGACGGTCTGCAAAAATATCGTGTACGTATCAATTATACGGACAGTTTCGGAAAGTCTCATCAGATAGACCGTGTGGCGTTCGGTGCAGAGACGGCTAAGCAGCTTGAACTCCAGCTTACACAAAAGCTCAATGCTAAAGAGATAACTCCGAAAATGACTATCGGACAGCTATTCACGGAGTACATCACCGCCAAGCGTTCAGAGGTCCGTGAAACGTCATTGGACAAGTCCTTAAGAATACTGAAAAAGAACGTCCTACCGACCTTTGAAAGCGTTAGGATAGATAATCTGAACGTACCAATGGTGCAGAAATGGAAGCAGGAGCTGTCAGAGCAGGGATTGGCTATCGTCACTCGAAAGAACATTTATGGCGAATTTCGTGCAATGATGAACTATGCTGTGAAAATGGAATACATTCCGAAAAACCCTGTTATCACCGCAGGCAACTTCAAAGCGCCCCTTGAAGCCAAGAAAGAAATGCTTTTCTACACGCCTGACGAGTTCAAGAAATACATATCGGCAGCTAAGAATTATGCTCAGGAAGCAGAGGACGGCGGCTCAATGTACGAATGGAACTACTATGTATTTTTCAACATAGCATTTTACATGGGTATGCGAAAAGGCGAGATATACGCCCTGCAATGGACAGATATAAAAGACGGCTACATATCCATCACCAAGAGCATTGCTCAGAAGCTCAAAGGCGGTGATCGTATCACGCCGCCAAAAAACAAGCCAAGCATACGGACGATACAGATACCAGAGCCATTAAGAGCAGTGCTGTCAGAACATTACGAACGCTGTAAGAAAGCAGTGCCAAAGTTCAGTGATGATATGTACATCTGCGGTGGCGAGCGTCCTATCCGTGACACGTCCCTTGAAAAGACCAACAAGAAGTTTGCAGACTTGGCAGGTGTCAAACGTATCCGTATTCATGACTTCCGTCACAGCCACGCTTCCCTGCTCGCCAATGAGGGCATAAACATTCAGGAGATAGCACGGCGTTTAGGTCACTCCAACATATCAATGACATGGAATACCTACTCGCACCTCTACCCACGAGAGGAAGAACGTGCGGTGAAGATATTGAATGAGATCGTCTGATTTGGCGTACACGAATTGTACACGATAAAGCTGAATTGTAAATATATGCTTGCGAAACATGAAACAAGAAAGGCGGCTTAAATGATGTAAATGCGTGGTTTACAAGCAATTTTATAAAGCAATAAAAAGTGGTGTGAAGTGGTATATTTAATCCCTCCTTCTCCGCCAAGCATAAGAAAACCACCGTAAATACGGTGGTTTTCTTTTTTGTACACGATTTTTACACGATTGTTCTTATATACTAAACAAAAAAACAGCCGCCTCAGACCCATAAAAGTCCGAGACGGCTGTTTCCTTACTCATACAATATACAAAAACTAAACTTTCTTAGCAAACCCCGTCAAACAGATCCACCCAGCACCGCTCTTGAGCTTGCCCCAAGTCTGACCGTCAACTACCTTTTCGGCTACAATAGTGTAGATAAAGCCGTACTTTGCCATAACACCCTTGACGAGTGCACAGGACACGCCTGCGCCCTTTCTGACGTTCATTCCGCCCTTGTAAGTTATCTTCACCTTGTATGACTTGAACTTCGCTGTGTGCTTGTTGATCGAACTCGTACCGCTAAGCTTTGCGTTGACCTGTTTTGCTATGTAACCGAACTTACCACTGAGATATGGTCCCGGACAGCCCGTCGCCTCAAACCATTTGTGCATTGTAAGATTGCCGCTGGTGTTGCCCGTGTAGTTGAGCTTTTTGATACCATTACGCTTGCAAATATCCACACACAGCTTTATCAACGCAGTCATAGCCTTTTTGCTGACGTGCCAATTCGGCTCACCACTGTCATTTGCTACCTCGATAGTCACAGCACGCATATCATTAGCACGGTTGGAACTGCACCAAGACCTGTACTTTTCGTCCACCATTATGCCTACCTTGCCGCTGCTGTCGATACAGTAATTACAGCTGCCGCCACGAGCCTGTACAGACGTACAGCAGTTTGCCAGCGTTGCATTACCTGCCATGTGATGAATAGTTATCTTGTCGATTTTGTGATCTCGTACATTGTAATGATCTGTCTTGCCCGACCACTTCCATTTCGCAAGTTTGCTGTTTGCCATAAAATTACTTCCTTTCTAAATCGTCAATTCTGTGATTAGCCACCTTGATCTTCTCGTCCATAAGTGCAAAATCCTGTTCCAACTTATACGTCCGAGCAATAACGGAATTGTGCTTGTCCACGCGCTCCGACAGCTTGTCAATTTTGTACTCTATCAACTTTTGGCTGTCATATTGTGCCTGCTGTATCGTTTTCTGACTATCGTACTGTGCCTGCTGCATAGTCTTTCTACTGTTTGCCGCAATGACTATCTGACAAATAACCGCCGAAGCCGCCGTTATCAATGCGACGATGATCGCTTCCGTCATTCATCATCACCTGACCTTTTCTTTGCACTCTGCGTGCCGAAATAGAACGATATCACCACAGTAAACACCGTGATGAACTGTTCTGCAGTTATCGTGCGGCGAAGTGCCAACACGCAGAACACTGCCGTCAGCAGTATCGTCACGATAGACTTGACGTCTATAAGCTTTGCAAATTTCTGTTTCATATCTTGCTCACTTCTTTATCTCAAATGCAAATCTGCTTAACAGATATTTCTTGCCGTTAAGCAGCACTGTCTGCGTGGGAACTGTGTAGTCAGGATAATTTTGATCATCTTCTAGACCCGATGTGTGTGAAAGAACATGATAAAGGTTTGTAAAACCCTTGTTCAGCGTTGACGACGTCACAGGTGCAAGAGAAGTAATTGCCTTTCGTCTGCACATTGGTCTGTAAGGCATTGACCTTATTGCTGTTCCGTCAGTAAACACGGAGTACTGGTTTGAATTGTTATTTGCATAACTTGTTGCCAAACCATAACTCTTTTCCTGCGTTTCATAGTCCGTTACCTCACCGATAACGGTAAATATCGGAGGTCTTTCGTTCTGATTGCTTTGGATACCAAAAGCAATTAGGTCATTTTGTTTGTAAATTACCCAACGTCTTTTATCTGGATACGTGTAAATAACTACACAAGGACATACTAGATTATTTGTTTGTGCATCGAGGTCAAGCCAGCCGTGTTTCTCTGTGTCGCTGAACTGACCAGACAGAAACACTTCATCAGTTACCCACAAATGGAATACAACATTATTCGTGCTTATTGTTGAACCCTCACCGTCATACGTTATCTTCTTGAAATTCCACACCTCGATAAGCTTTGTTATCAGCCCTCTTAGTCCGTCTGTTCCCTCATATATTTTCATCTTCGACCGCCTCCGCTATGCCTGTTATACCTATATTTCCGTACGCTTCTCCCACTGACACTCCCACAAGGCTCTGTCCGCTCGCCATATCGGGTATAGTGTCGATAATATCCATATTGCCGTTGAAGTCCTCGATGCTGAACCTGTCCGACCTGTCGGGCTTTTTAAGCCCGAGATTTTCCGTGAAACTAGCCAACTATACTTCCCCCTTCCGCATTTTTGCCGACTATGAGATAGTACACCTTGAAAGCGTATGTGCCGCCTTGGTCTGAGGTGTGTTCAAGGTATGCCTCCCAGTCGATGTCCCTGCCGTTGCTTGCGACTTTGTATTGAAAACTCTGCGACTTGAAGTGCTTTTTGCCCCAGTCGCACACCATAAACACCGCAGGGTTAGTGACCCCCGAGGGTATCATTCCTGTGCGTGTATTGTATGACCACTGGGAACCGTTGTCGGCGTTGACCTTCATATTCACCGTGAAAGACCCCCACCGCATATACAGTGGGTAGAGCCTGTTCACAAGGCTTACTATCTGCGCCGCTGTCTTTGCACGAAACACCGCTGTACCGCCGTCTAAAAGCTCGTCCGTCTGTTCGCCCGAGTACCGCAGCTCATACTCCTCCTCGCCGACTATTTCTTCAAGTGCTGCCACCCTCGCCGTGAGCTGCTGGATAAGCTCCTCGGTGGTGGGCGTTGTCTGACCTGTGTCCGCTGTATCGGCAGTATTCTCCGCCTGCGTATCAGCCGTCATTATCTCGTTATCGTCTGCCATTGTATCCCTCCTAAAGCTGTTCTTCCACCGACAGACCCACCGCAGAAATATCGGCTGAAAGTCCGCCGTCAAAATTGAATCCTATGTTAGTTATTGGTATATCGTAGCTTTCGCCGCTTTCGCTGACGTATGTTATCACGTCCCCGACGTCAAATCGTGGGTCGCCAAGGCGGTGAAAAAGCTCCGTTGTGTACCACGAAAAGCCGCCTATCCTATGCCACAATGACCGCAGCAGCGACATTGTCATATACGGATTTTCAAACTCTAGCACACGCCCTGCCGAGCCTGTGGTATTGCCCAGCCGCAGAGTTTCGCTGTCGCTGACCTTGCAGACAATGCCTGCGAGGATATTCGGACGTTCTCCCAGTGTTGGCAGGTCGATAGTGTTGTTGTCCAGTATCTTCACGCTCGAGCCGTACCATTTGCGGACGTATCTGCCGTATCGGTCAACAAAGCCGAACTCGCCTTGTGCCGAGGCGATGTAACTGAGCATTTGCCGCATTGTGGTGTCTTTTGGTATGCTCGATATTTTGAAGTCGAAGTTTGCGGTCTTTAATCTGATATGACCCTTGCCGTAAAGCCTTGCACCGCCCTTTACACGGAGCTTTGCAGGGATGGTGTAGTCGTTGCCGTTTTGAAGCCCCAACTGCTTGCAGATATCGTCTTCAACAGCCTTTGACCACGCAGGTAGCTTGACCTTTGGCACATAGGTCTTGTCGGAGAAGTAAAGCCTATCTGCAAAAGTGACCTCAGTATTTCCGCCTGACTTTTTCGATTTGACACAAGTAAACCGCCCAAGGGGTATCCTCTCTCCGTCAAGCACCTCTCCAAGCTTGCTTATCTGCTCCACTGTCAGCTTTGAAAGCTCTGCGTAGGTGTAGGCTTCTAGGGTGGAGTAGGTGGTCACGCCTGTGAGGTCTGCAAGGTACAGGGACAGGTCATGCTCGCTGCCGAGAAAACGTGTTTCAGCATCGTTTATCTGTAACGTCCAAGACTGTGAACACACTGCGCCAAGCTCGATATCATCGGAGAGCGAGGTGCTTTGAGAGGTGCTGCTTGCAGATATGATCTTATCCCCCGAAATAACGCTGTCGCTGCCTTCAAGCTCCATTCGCCAGGTGCGGCAGTAGCTTTCTATTTTGGTTGATACAATGTCGCTTACTGTGTACATTTATGTCACCTCACCTGTACCGGAATAGGCATAAAGGTCAAGGGAAAGCACCTTGCAAAGCTGTCTTTTCTTATCCCAACCCCACTGCTCGTATGTTGTACCCTCTGCCCTAAAACGTGCCGTGACCATGTTGAACGTTTCATCAAGGTAGGTAACAGGAAAGTCAGTGTCCTGCATATTCAGAACATAGCTGTTTATAGCTGCCACTTCCTGCGGCTTTAAGTTTGCCCACTCTATGTGCAGCGTGGTCTGCAAGCCCTTTACATCGCCCACATATCGGCAGGTAGACGCAAGCCCTGCATTGTCGGACATTATTTTCTTCTTGTCTATGGTGAATGTTGTCGGCACGGCTATTTCAGTATCACCAAATTTAAGATACGCCATTTTGACCTCCTTACATAAGCGGCGACTTGCCGTTAAGCTTTGTCTGAGAGTTTATATCCTCGACTGCTGCCTTGCCGACAACTCGCTTGTCTATCATCACATTCACGTTAAGAGGCTGTCTGCTGTTCTTATCACCCACCGAGGCGTATTCTGCCAGTGCGTTAAGGATAGCCGATCTCATAGCTGTGTTTGAGGTGTCGGGCATAGTCTGAGCCGCTGCCTGCTCTCTCAGCGATGAAACGTCAATGCTGTTATCTACCTTGCTTGCGCTTTGTATCGCAGACCTTACCATGTTTTCAGACGCCTGCACCGCAAGATATGTTTCGTCAGCCACGCCCAGTGCATAGCCCTCTCCCACATATCCGCCCAGCGTGCGGAAAACTCTTGAAGGCGAGTGTGAATCCTGTGCAAGTCTTGCGGCGTTTATGCCCCTTATGACCATTTCATTTACTGTGGCACTTACAAATGACATTCTGCTCTGTATGCCGTCTGCGTAGCCGTCTGCGGCGTACTGTCCTAGTACTTCATACGCCGTCCGCATACTGTAGTAGTTTTGTGACGGCAGGTCAACAAGGTCTGCAAGGAGCTTTGCAGAAGAATCTTTCATCTTGCTCATACTTCTGTCAACGTAGTCATTCATTTCGTCAAAAATGCCCTTGCTCTTTACAGAGTATTTCTCGAGTTCCTTATCTGACATATCAACAAAAGCCTTTGCGTAGCCTGCGCCCTTTGGACCCATTTCTTCAAGATTGTTGTAAAAGTCCTGTGAGATAATGCCGTCTGCGACCTTTTTTTTCAGCTTGGCGAGATTGTTCTCCCAATCGGTAAAGCCGTTTATGTTATCGTCAAGATTTGCGATAAGCTGTTCGGCGGTCACATCTGACTTTCCACAGAACTCGTCAAGAAGATCTACCTGTCCGAACACAAGATCGTGCTGGGTTTTGTATGCGTCTGCATACTTGTCGCAGATGTCATTTATCTGCGACAGCGTTTCTTCCGAGAGTTCTGCTATCGAGCCTGTTGTAAGAGCATAAGCGTCGGCAAATTCTTTCTGAGCGATGTTTGCTTCCTCTATGGACTGTCTTACAGAGGAAAGGTCATTGTTTGCTGTTGTAAGTGCACCGTGAGCGGTGTTGAGGGACAGTGCAAGTGCGTCAAAATCATCACCTGTCAAGCCGTCAGCCTTAGCCTGTTTGTACCTTTCCAAAGCCTCGTCATACTCGCTCTGAGCCGCCGCTTGGTTTCTCAGAGCCTCCGCAAGCTTATCCTGCAAGTCCTTTGTATCCTGCATATCCGCATAAGCGTCAAGCATATCGCTTACTGCGGCTGTGTTGTTTTTCAAGCCGCCTGTCTGATCATCTATGGTCAGATTAAGGCCCTCTATATCGCCGTTGAGCTGATCTATAATGGATTGCATTTCGGCTTTTTCATCAGCACTTTTATTTTCAGTTTCATTCAGCTCTTTGAGTCTGTCATTGAGCACACGATAGGAGTCGGCTTGCTTTTTATTGCTGTCTGTGCTGTCGGCAAGCTCCTCGTGAAGACTTTCAACGGCACTTTTGGTGGAAAGACATTTGTCCGAAAACTGTTTGACGCTCTCGGACAAATTCACTATACTGCTTTCTGTGACGTCTATCTCATTGGCAAAATGATTTATGATTGCACTGCCTATAAGTGCAACTCCTGCAGCGATACCTGCCGCAAGATTTTGAGTTATAGCCATTTCGGCATTCATGGCCGTTGCCATAGCCTTGCCTTGTATCATTTGCAGAGTAAGCCCCTCAAAGGACTTTGTGACCGCAGACACCTTTGACACCGCAATGAATGTCACAATTGCCGCTGTTATGGATTTAAGGGCGTTGTGAACACCCTCTATAACGCCCTCTATATTTTCTGCGTCAACGCCCATTTTCTCAAAAAGCTGACCAACTGCTGAATCAAATACCTTTGCCGTTTGAGATACAAAGCTCTTTGCAAGTCGCTTTACGTTACCGAAAAATGTTTCTGTCGAACCTATCAGGTCATTGAAAGCCTTATCAGCATCACCACCTGATGTAAGCACACCAAGAAAGTTCTTGGCGGCAGCTTTCATGCTTGCGAATGAACCTGAAAAGGTGGTGCTTGCCTCTTTGGCTGTTGTACCTGTGATATCAAGGTTTTGCTGAATTGTGTGGATAGCGTTGTATACGTCACTCAGATTATCAATGTTGTATTCAACTCCGCTGAGCTTCTGAGCGTCCTGCAAGAGCCGTTCCATTTCAGACTTTGTTCCACCGTAGCCAAGCTTGAGGTTGTCAAGCATTGTGTAGTTCTGCTTTGCGAAACCTTGATAAGCGTTTTGTATAGACTGCATATCCGAGCCGAATTTGTTGGCGTTGTCGGACATATCCACCATAGCAGTGTGGGCGACATTTGCAGCCTTTTGAGTGTCACCGCCAAGAGATGAAAGCAACGACGCAGAAAAGCTCGTGACGTTCTCCATATACTCGTTTGCACTTACTCCTGCGGTCTTGTAGGCATCCTGTGCGTTCTTCTTGACGATATCAGCGTGCTTTTTAAAGAGCGTTTCAACACCGCCAAGAGATTGTTCAAGTGCCGCACCCTCAGTGAATGCAGAGGTGACGACCTTGCTTATAGCCGCTCCCACACCTGCCGCCGCAACAGCTTTTTTGAGCTTTGAGGCAAAGGAGCTGCCTGTTTTGTCGCCTGCCTTGTCGCCCTCGTCGGGCAGGTCTTTGAACAGGTCTTTTATTCTGCCTGTTATGCCCTCTGAGATAGGTATTATCTGCACATATGCGTCCGCAAGCTTAGTTCCTTCCGCCATTACGTTTCACCTCCTATCAGTTCTTGCCTTGCTTTTTCAAATTCTTCGATACTTGTAAATCCTCGTGTCTTGCTCTCACTGTCGCCTAAAAGCTTTGAAACAACAGTTTCGGGTATGTTCACACCTCTTGCACCGTCTTTCGTTTTAGCCCATTGCAGCCACGCAAGCTTGTCATATATCATTGCAGCAAGGAGCGTGTCAAGAGTGACCTTATCCCCCGAGAGCAGCATCTTGCATCGGCTGTCGGGACGCAGACCCATAAAAAACGCCGCCACTGAGGAAAGCGGCAGCGTTTTGTAGTCGTATATGTGATAGACCTCTGCGAGATCGCAGGCAAGCGACATCTCATCACGGCATATCATATGGGCAAGTCCGCAGACAGCCCTCAGGCGTTTTTTGTTTTGTCGCCCTCTGAGCCTTCGCCTTTCAGTATATCGGCGATCTCTGCAAGCATCTTGTTTCTTGACACTATTCCTGTGTCTATATCTCTGCAATGCTCTTTGAGGCTGTCGAGCTGTGCCTTGGAAAGGAGCTGTCTTGCCACCTTGATGACAGCGGCAGTGTCGCCCTCATCTATCGCCACAAGTGATTCAAGCAGCTCCCAGTTGTCAAGAGCCTTATCCTCTATCTCATAGTCAAAACCGCTTTTTGTGATACCTTTAAGCATATGATCTTCCTCCTGTTACTCAGATTTCAGGTGAATGTACTCATAGTGTGAGTTGCCCTTGCTGTCGTTGACGGCTGTCAGCGTGATGTTATAGCCCACTGCGTCAGTGTCTATATACTTGATCTCGCCCAGAGCCGTTACAGAGGCACAAGGGACTACGATACGCTTTAAAGCTCCGTCCTTGAGGATAAGCTCGAAAACATACACGCTCTCCTCGTCAGAGCCGCCGTTCACGGCAACTGTTATGTCCTTGCCCTCAAGTGCAGTTGTGACGTTATCAGAGCCGTAGACAGTTTTGAGCACTTCCTCGTTGAGCGTTTCGATGAGCGTCAGCGTGAATGTGTCACTGCCTGCGTTGGTCATATTGAGCACTACATCTCCGCCCCAGGCTGCTACGTTGCTGTTTGAGCGGTCATTGCCGTTTGAAAGTCCGTCCTCTGAGCAATAGCCAAGGCACTTGAACTCCGCTGCAAGAGCCGATGTTGCGTCTGTCGGCAGCGTTGTGCCTTTAGGTGCACGATATACCGCACCGCCTATCTTAGGCTTGCCTGCGGTAACGTTGTTTGCATTGTTGGTGTTTGACATTGTTATCTCTCCTTTTCGTAATATCGTATGTCGAATACTGCCTGATAGCGGTATCGCTTTGTTTCCTCATCGGTGTAGTTGTAGTCGCTGTTCAGCTTGCAGGATATGACGTCATCAAGAGTCACAGCGTCACGCATAGCTGTCTTGACGGTGTGATTGAGCCTTGCCGCCTCGTAAAGGCTGCCGCCGTATGACTGCACTGCAAATGTTGCTGATGATATCCCATTGCTTTCAGACGAGCCTATCTTTTCAAGCAACACAAAGGTTTCCGTAGTTGCTAGGGCTTCTTCCGTAAGAACAGGAACGTCTAAGGCTTCGCTGAGATAGTTCAGAATTATCTCCTCTATCATTTGCTCAGCACCGCCTTTAAGATAGCATTGTTCTGCTTTGTTTCCTTTCTTGCCTTATAGGTCACAGCCTTTATACTTGCATTCACACGCTTTTTGCCTGCATAGGTGGATACTTCATAGCCGTCACCTAAACGTTTGGCAGCCTTGTCTGCAAACTCACGGCAGATGTTCTCCGCCTCTTTAGACTTTAGCATTTGCATTACGCCCTTTCGGTCAAGAACTATCTTTACCTTATCCATAGCGTTCCACCTTGACTTTCTTGTTCCAGCTGAGCGGCAGATTTTCTTCAATGCCCTGCGTATGGATACCAACAGTTTTGAACGTCATTCCCCAGAACTCAACTTCTGTGTTCTCCCAGGTGTGAGTGTCGCCTTTCGGTATAGCAAGCACATAAGCTATGCGTTTGCCCGATAAGTTAAGCTCGCTTATAACATCATCAGACGACGGCTCGCCTACAAGAACGTTGTCAACAAGCTCCCAACTATCCTCATAAGTTGGTCTGCCAAAGCCGTCAACACCTGTCTGCGTCTGCACTTTAAGCTTCACCGAAATTCCCTTTATCATTGTTCTCATAGTCATATACCTCCATAGCTCCCCACCTCTGACGAATGATACCAAGCTCTTTCAATTCGTTTTTGAGAAAATATAAAGATTGTCCTGAATTGAGATAAGTCATTGACACCGAATAGCCCATAGCTGCCTGAGACGCCTGCACAGCAGGTGGTGCATTATCAGCCGAACAGTCAAGACTTCTCACAACAGCCTTTGAGATTATCGCCTTTACTGTCAACGCATAGTCTTCATCACTCGTCACAAGGGTATTGACATCAACGCCATAACGCTTGCCTATAACACGGAGCTTTGCGCAGGCGGTCTCGATAAGACTATCCGCCGCCTGCTGCTCCTGTGATGTAAGCTTTCGTCCGTATACTGCTATGTCGTCGATAGTGGCATAAACGCTGCTCATTCTGTTGCCTGAACGGCCTGAACGGCTGCAAACGCCTTAGGGTCAAGGATAGCAAAGCCGATATAAGCCTCTGTTCTGAGATACACCTCATTGTGTCCTTTCAGATCTCTGCCTGAGTTATCAGGGTCGCCATAAGGAATGACCTCCAAAGGAAGTTCCTTAGCATAGCCCCACTTAAAGGCTCTCGCAAAGTCGCCCACGATAGCTCTGTCTGTACCCTTATTGAAGTTTACAGTGGAGTTGACGTCACAAGCTGTGCCATTGAGATTGCCTGGATTTGCACCAAGACCAAACTCAGGATACTGCTTTACGCCGTTGACCTTGAGCTTTGCAAGTGCAGAGGCAAAGTCCTTTGAAAGTGCAAAGCCTGTTGCCTCGTAGTCGCCAAGCAGAGCAATAGCGTCTTCTAGATTGCCCTCAGGGTCTGTGCTGTCAAAATCGACCTTTGCACTATTGTCAGCTACCGCCTTGTCGATATAGTTATTATCCAAAGCAGCGACAACAGTTTTCTTTCTTGGATTGATTCCGTGAAAGCCAAGAATGTCGATAGCACGAGCAAACTTGATCGCTGCACCCTCTGCAAATGCTTTCATGACCTCAAGCTTTTTCTCGTCTGTTCCATAGATGAACTCGTCACTGAAGCGTGCGCCGTATTCGATCTTGAGCGGACGCATTGTTACCTTGCCGAGCTTAGCACTGCCTGCGGATTTAGCCTCGCTTTCACCGATAACGTCCGCCTCATCGTCCATAGAGAAAACGAAATAGTCGTTGCCGTTAAAGGACACAGGATCTCTTCTGCTGAGCTTTGCAAGGGTGGAATGACCCTTTACTGTTGAAAAAATGCTTGTTACTGTTTCAGGCTCAAGAAGTGTGCCTCTCTTAATTGTTTCTGCCATGATTATTCTCCTTTCAGCTTTTCAAGTGTTTTTCTAAGTGCGTTTTCCGCACTGTTTTTGCTTGGGTCGCCCTCTGCTCTGAAATCAGGGGCATTGTGTGATGTCTTAAAGTATTTTGACATCTTTTCTGCATCGGCTCTTATAGACTTTTCGTCCTCGCCGCTGAGCCTGTCCGAAAGCTCCGCAGGAAGTCCGTACTCCTGTGCGGCTCTCAGTTTGCAAAGGCTCTGTTCAGCCGCCTTGCCCTTTGCCGTAAGGTCTGCTATAGTGGTTTCATAGCCCTTGACCTTTTCTGCCATATCAGCAGGGGAAACATATCCCTCAAACTGCTTTGTGACAGCGTTTGTGTTTTCCTCCAGCTTGGCGTTTACTATCTTGTCAAGCTGTTCCTGCGTTGTAACAGGCTCAAATTCTTCTGCCATAATATCATTCCTTTCAAATATCAGTAGCTTATCTTTTGCTTCTTCTTTTCTTTAGCGTTCGCACAGCTCCAATGTGCAAGCACCACCGACTCTAACAGCGAAATGTCAGCGCCCTCCATAATAGAGCTGTAACCAAAACCTCCGCCTGAGCCTATGGCTCTGTGTTCGCAATTTGAAACAGCCTGCTCAAGTGCAGGTTGTTCTGCGTGGCATATCTTATCAGCAAACAGACTTTGCTCAAACTGAGCTGACGCCTGCACCACCTCAGCAACCTTTGGCAGCACAGCCTTGCACTTAACTCCTGCGTCTTTCATATCACTTTCAAGCACAGCCTGTCCGTTTGCACCGTCTATGGTCACTTGCCTTGCGTGAGGATTCCTGAGATATGAGATCATCCAGCCGTTCCCCTCTCGCACAGGGCGGCAGTCAATAGCTTCAACGAATATTTTGCCGTCAGAAGTTTTAACGGCAACTGCAAGAGAAACATTTGCCGTATATCTTGCATACTTAACGCCGAAGAACAGTTCAGGCGTGCCTGAAAGCTTTGGTGCTGTATCGATCTGATAGTTATGCCATTCCTCCCGGCTTATGGCAGACTTCTGATTGTATCTTAACCACAGTCCTAAACGCTGGATATTATCGTCTGTCTGGTCTTTGCCAAGCTCTGAACGTATCTTACGCTCGGTTAATATCGTGCCGAGTGAGGGATTTGTTTCATACCAAAGTTCAGGGTCATGTGCGTCAGCCATTTCAGGTATGCTCCACTCTGCCCAGCCACTATCAACATTAGTTCCGCTCAGAGTGTCACGGCGATACTGATAGAACACAGTTCCAGATGATACCGCAGTAGGAGGAGTGCCGCACATCAGTGTCTGAGGGTTTGCAGAATCGGTAACAACGTATTTCAATGCACTTTCTTGGTCAGCCGTGTACTCCTGAGCCTCATCTATAACGAGCAGGTCATAGCCCTCACCAAGTCCGCCTTTTGATGAACGTGTACGGAAGTTGATAAGACCTCCGTCATTATCTTTGAGCCACTCGATACGTTCAAGGCCAAACTGTTTTGTGCTCTTGAAATCCTCTTTTTCGGTATATCCTGCCTTTGCAAGACGTTCAATGACCTTTTCCCATGCGTTGTGAGAGGTGGTCGTTCTGTGTGCCGTATAAAGAACACGCTCTCCGTGGATAAGTCCCCAGAGAGCACGCATTATAAGTATTTCAGATTTTCCGTTACGTCTTGGCACGCTGTAGCCGTATTTCATATGCGTCCACAATCCCTCGTCATTGGTCGCCATTATGTCATATAGCTGTATTTCCTGCCATTCCTGAGCAGTCCTGCCTGTGCTGTTATATAACTCTACAGCCTCGTTGCCCTTAGTCTGCTCATAAGGCAGGACAAGGGCTGTGGTGGGGGTCTGCCTGCCGACTCTCTTATCCTCAATAGGGAATTACCTCCTTTTTCGGGCACTAAAAAAAGCACCCGTTAAGGTGCTTAGTTCCGATGTTTGATTAGTCTATTGTCTGCCAATCTTCCGACAACATATCTGCTTGACTTGCAAGCCAGCCAAGTTGTACGCCAGAAGTTCCCACAAACGCTAATGCTTTATTGCCCATATCCTTATGGTTTACATTTGTCACAGTACCATTGGGGGATTTATAACTAACATTAGTGGCAAGCTCAACATACTGTCCTTTGCCGTTCCAGCCTTTTCTTGCTATTTTCTTACCTCTCTTTGCTTCTTCAATTGCCTGTCCAAAATTCATATTTATCCGTCCTTTCTGATTTTGGGTATAAAAATACCGCCTCGCCGTAGCGGAGCGGTTATTAACTAATATTTGAGTTCAGGAGGTAACTGCTTTTCTCGAATGTCTGTCTCTGATACTTCTATACGAGAAATATGAAAAGCTTTTTTACAGTCATTGCACCAAACATCTCCATATCCTTTACCACTGCTTATTTCAAGCAATCTGTAATCTGTATTTTCTTGTCCGCAATATGGGCATTTGCCTGCCTTATGGAGCTGCTTTATACTCGCTAGATTGTCAAGCCATTTCATACTATCACCTCTTTGTAACCAAGCTATAAAATAATCGTTCAAACCTATAAGCTTGTTTTTCCATTAAATCTAAGTTTTGCTGAGCATATGCTTTGCCATGTTTCTTTAGCTGTAAAACGTGGCACTTTTCATGCAATATGGTTTTTACTAATTCCTCTTCAGAAGAAAATGCACTTGGGAACAAGTCTATTCTTCCTATGTTATTATAGTCTGTTGAGCCATAAAAAGGAAGTGCAAGGAGTTTTTCAGAACGCTGAATCTTAAAGGTTATTCCGCTAGTATCAATAGAATATTTTCTACATATGTTCAGAATTTCTCTTTTCTGCATTGGCACTGTCAACGTTGAGAACGCACCTATGTTTTGCTCTTTTCGTTCAAGGTTTCTTCCTGATTTCATTATACCACTTTTTTTCGATTTGTCAATCCTGCTAAGCACTTCTTTTTCCTTAGCTCTCGCCTGCTCAGGTGTGAGCCTTGTGACCTGCTTGCGTGTTTCGATCTCTTTGCCGTTTTGAACGTCTGAATAGCTTATTTGGTCATATGTGCCTGCCTTTTCATTGACGTAGGTTATCTCACAGGTGCAGCGCTTATGCCGTCGCCATATGTCTTTTGGAACATCAGGATAGACGTACTTTCCTGCAAGCTTTGAACACCACGCACAGCATTTGCTGTGGTCTGAGCGGATAACGTACACCCTAAGTCCTGCTTTACTGCGAAAATCAGCATTTGTTTTGACATAATCGGTAAAAATCGAGCCGTTTATGTTCTCAACTGACGCAGTGAACTCGCTGAGCGACGTCTTGTCGGTAAGGTCCTTTTGAGCCGTCACTTTTGCAAGATTTTCTATCCTCTCAGAGGGGAAATCTGCTCTTTGTGGCTTTATGCCTATGCCTGCCGCCTTATCAAGCTGCTTTTGGATATTCTCAGCCACAGAGTTTATAAGATCGTAGTTATCACCGAATATATCACGGAGTATCTCAGCAATAAGCTGTTCATCTGTAAAAGCCTTTGGGCTTTCGGTTATGCTTTTTTCAAAGACTTTTTTCAGCACAGTTCCTGTTGCCTGTGCGAAGTCATCAACATCAGTGAGGTTTGCTTTACCGCTTTCAAGCCTTTTTATAATGCTCTGCAAATGTTTGTCGCTTTTTGAAAGCTTGACAAGGTCGCTTTTTATTTTGTCTGAAAGTGCGCTCATTTGCCGTCACTCTCCATACCTGTGAGAGCCTTTATGTTTCTTGCACCAAGATAGTCAGGCACAGCCTGGTTTATCTTTAAGATAGCGTCGCCCACACCCGAGAGTGCCGCAGCGTCAGGCTCGAAGATAGGCAGCCATGCGACTTTTGTATCTCTGAACGCATCTCTTTGATATGCGTATCTGTCACGGATACAAACGGCAAGATAGCCCACATTGAGCAGACCTGTTCCGAACGTCCTCTGTGCCTTGCGTGCCGTTAATCGTAGGTTTTCATGACCTGCCTTGATAGCCTCTGCGCTGGAGGGGTTTTCGGTGGCAAAGCCCAAGTCATCAAGGGTCAGTCCTGTTTCTCCTGCGAACAGGCTTGCAAGTGTTCTCAGCTGTTCAGTATATGGCGTCATTGATTGCTGTTGAAACTGTCCTACAATGGGGTGATCGCCGTCGCCGTCTTTCGTGAAATTCAGAAAAGAGGATATCGCAGCAAGGCGGTTATTGAACTCTGCGTCCTCAGATAATCCAAGCACATATTTTTGAGGAAAGCTGTAAAATTCAGCCGACACCTCAGAGCGTTTTATAGTTCTGAGAGCTGTCTGTGTATAGGCAATACAGGCTCTTGAAATACGGCTGTGACCGAAAGGGCGCTTTGCGTCAGGACGATATATTATCGGCACGAGCAGTGCATATGGTGCAGCGTTTGGTATACGCTGAACAAGCACACCATGGGAGTATATTTCCGTCATGCCTGCCATGAAATAAGCCTCTGTCTTTACAACACCCATGCTGTCACGCTCAAGCACTGCATAGCCCTCGGTAAGCAGATTTGTCACAGGGTCAATGATACCGGTGGCATTTGAGCCGTCAATTACCTGCAGGCGAGGATAGCCGTTATCTTCTCGGATATAGACGAAAGAACACGCTGAGATAAGAGCCGAAAGCACCGCAGAGTCAATGAGTATATCCTGATTGTTTGACAAGAATATTTCGCTCAGATCAAATTCATCATTTTGAAATTCATCGAACTGCAAGCGGTCAGCAAGGCTATCGACTGCTTTCGCACACCAACCGACAGTTTCCTTTAGCCCCTTGAATTTTTCGGGAGCAAGGCTCGAAAAGTCCTGTGCGTTATTTTTCATTTCGTAGTACTTATATCTCAATAGCACTCGTGTTTGTTTATCGGCAAGTCTGCGTCGCAGATAGTCAATTCCGTATATTTCGTTTGTCATATTTTTGCTCCTGTTTAAAATTCTGCGAGATATTTACACAATGAAGGCGTGAACGTGAAAAGCGCCCTCAAAGGGGGTGGTATGCCCCCATATGCTCAAAAAAATTGGAAATTTCGTGGAAATTCGTGTTTAAATCGACTTCCAATCAAAAGTTTGCGGTAAAACACGGTTGGATACGGCTTCTACCTTTTGGTCAAACACCTGTTTTTCTACCAATTTATCAGATTTTTGACGATTGCAACACCAATGAGCAAGCTGTAGGTTTTCAAGGGCTGAGGGGTGACCGCCTTTTGCTATGGGTATGATATGATCTATGCAAGCTGACAGTGGGTGTGGATACTTCAAGGAAAAATCAACAGGTTTTCCACAGATACCGCAGACTGTTTGGGTAGCGTATATCTTCTTCTTGTTGATACGAAACTGTGTTTGATGTGAGCCGTTTCGGTCTGGTCTTGGTACTGGCATTGTATACCTCCGTGCAACGCAAAAGCGACCGCAAAATGCAGCCGCTATGTTATTTCTTTCCAAGCTTTATGAGCTTGTCGTTTGCTGTTGTCTTACCTCGCAATACGAGTCCATCTTTACCGATCGTGCCGTGATGAGTCTTCGTTCTTTGATAAATATCATTTTTATCTGCTGATTGCATTCTGCCGCCATGAACTTTTTGAACAGTGGTTGCTCTTGAGTATTCAAACGAGATAGAACCGTCACCCTGCTTTTTAAAAACAGGTTTTGAATATCCATTCTTTTTAGCAACATTTTCGAAACGTTTCATAACTGTTCGTTGTTCTGACGTTGTACCACTAGCAACACCTATTCCGCTCGAACTTCCTCTACCACCCATTTATCCTGGCTCCTTTCCGTTTATCCTGAAACGCTTTTATGTGTACAATATTCCCCTTGCATTCGTCTGGAACATTGCCGTAAAACAATATAGTTTCCGGTCTAAGTTTTTCGCACATAACCTCATAACCTGATATGAATGCGGCTTTTGCAGCATTGTCATTCTGTGTTCCTATAGATGATACTGCCACCGTGCCACCCTTAGGTTCTCCGTCAAAACACCATTTGAATGACTTTTCGTCGCTCCAACATATAGTTGGAATAACTTCAATTCCGTTATCTTCCCAAAACGCACCGAGCCAATGCTTGCGGTAATGATTGTATATCTGCATTGCTGTCGGAAAATCAGCATATAGTGAAAAATCAGGAGTAAGGACACATCTGAAACCTTTGAGAATATCAAGATAGGCGGTCGGATTGTTCCAAAGCCTGAGAAATTGATAATCATCAAGAAAGAAATGTACTCCCTTATTCTGCCTGTTCTTTGTCGTCTTTGCATAATTAAAGCCAATAAGTTCAGGAAAATCTGTAATCTTTGAGCCTGTCAGCTGAGGTATATCATATTTACCTGCACCAGCATAAAAGCCGTGCTGTAAATTTTCATAGCGTTGTTTATTATTCAATTCAGCACCGCCTTTTTTTGTTTTCCAACGCAAAAAGCACCCCATAGGAGTGCCTCTTGTGAAAATATTATAAGGAGTTTTGTAAAATGGTGGAGCAGGTCTTAGCGGTGGCTCGCTTTCCCTGCATAAGCCCCTTACGGGGCTTAGAAAATTGGAGGTGACTTCAATGAAAGTACAAGTCTGAGGTACATCTACACTTTCCTCAGTTTAAATTATAACACACCTAAAACGCACAAACCGCACAATTTTCACTTTTCTTGCAAATATCTTTGGATTTTCATTCGCACTCCGCTCTCTGACATTCTTCCACCACTAACCTGCATAGCTATCTGCAAGTACGTCTTACCCTTGATGAATTTCAGCACGAACATTCGCCGTGTCTGATAGTCCTCTATCCCCTTGATAAACTCCTCCACAGCCCTCTGCTCACGCTCTAATCGTGCCTGTTCGCACAGCAATGAAAGTGTATCACCGCTTGGCAGAAAGCCGTCTATGCGTGTGCTGTGTGGCGTGTAGGACGGTGGAGTGCATACGCTGATACTGTCGGCAACGTACTTGCCTGAAAGCTCTGCCTTGATGTCCTCAATGGCTGAGACGTTCCTGCGGTAGGCTTTCAGGCGTGACATGGTCATTGGGTCAGCCATTAGCAACACCGTCCATTCTTGTGCCACAATTAGGGCAGTAATT